GACGACATACTGAAAGCTGACGATTTATCTGTCACTGACAAGAAAGAAATTGTTAAGCTGCTTGAGCAACGTGATCGACAGACTGCCAAAGATGATCTGTCTGCATACGTCAGGTCAGTAGATGTACCGGGCGTGCCGCCTGATGAGGAGAGTGAGGCTGACGAATATTATCCAGTGCGTGTCACCCCGGCACTACATCACGAACTGATGATAGACAAGTTAATGGCGACTGAGGCAGGGCAGTTGAAGCGACTGATGCTTTTATTCCCTCCCGGAAGCGCAAAGTCAACCTACGCCTCAGTCGTCTTTCCAACGTGGTTTTTGGGGCGTAAACCGGGCAGAGAACTGATAGCTACCAGCTATGGATCAATCCTGCCAAAGAAGTTTGGGCGTCGCTGCCGCACACTGGTGCAATCAGACGACTATCAAAGCATAATGGGTGCGAATATCTTGCCTGACAACCGGGCAGCAGATAGCTGGTCACTCACCAATGGCAGCACGTATATGGGCGCGGGGATATTGGCAGGGATTACGGGTAACAGGGCTGACGGGCTGATCATCGACGATCCACTCAAAGGTCGTGAGGCAGCCGATTCACTGGTGATCCGGGATAAAACGTGGGAAGCATACGTTTCTGACCTTAGAACGCGTTTAAAACCCAAGACAGGGTGGATTATAATGATCCTGACGCGCTGGCACGAAGATGATCCAGCAGGTCGGATACTGCCCGAAGATTATGATGGTGAATCAGGATGGATTCAGGCGCGTGATGGTGAGATGTGGTACGTGCTGGCGGTGCAAGCTGAATGTGAGAAGCAGGACGATCCGCTTGGTCGGCAGATCGGTCAATATTTCTGGCCCGAATGGTTTCCAGAAGGATTCTTGGAGCAGGAAAAGATTTCGCAGGGTGATCGCAACTGGGCCAGCCTGTACCAGCAACGCCCAAAGCCATCAGAAGGCTCATATTTCAAGCGCGAGTGGGTCAAGTGGTACGATCCAGACGATGAACCAGAGCGTGCCAATACGTATGGCGCAACCGACTTTGCAGTAAGCGTGGACAAGGGTGATTGGACTGTTCACCTGACTGTCAAAGTTGATCCATTCCAGAATATCTATGTCACCGATTTCTATCGTGCGCAGGTCGATACGGGAACATCAGCAGATACGTTTATTAATATGCTTAAAGCGCATAAGCCAGTGTTGGACTGGGCGTTCGCAAAGCAGCAGATCGACAAAGCAGTAGGCCCGTTCCTGCGGCGAATGATGCGTGAGGCAAACCAGAGCAGGACAGTCATTCACGAAATGCCTGAGAATATGAATAAGGCGGCAAAGGCATCATCTATTCGTGGGCGAATGTGGCAAGGATATTTCTTTTTACCAAGATGGCAACCGTGGTCAATGACCATTATGAACGAATTGATGGCATTCACGGGTGAAGATGATGGCGTTGACGACATCGTTGACGCACTAGCACGGATTGGGCAATTGCTCGACGATATGCGTGGCCCCGGCAAAAAGAGGCCACCCGGCCCTGTTGAGTTGTTTACGCCTGACCACATTAAACAGATGGTTAAACAACTGGCAGACGAGCAGAAAAAACAATGAAAACAACAAAACATTTTTATTTCCGTGGGCTGAAATATCATTGGGATGAACCATACCCCACGGCTCAAGAATTGAGAGAGAAATATGGCCAAAGCAAAGAAAGCCAAGACGACGAAAAAGGCAGTAGCCAAGAAACCAGCGAAGAAGGCACCAGCTAAAAAAGCGCGGACGTCTGCGCCTACAAAATTAACATTCACGCGGAATGAAAAGAACTGGTTGGATGATGTGATTGCGTTTTTGAATGGTGCAGCAGATGGAATGGGTGCGCATCCAACCGTTGAAAAGAACCTGCGCAACGATGCTGCCAAATACCAAGACCTGATTTCATAAAGGCAACCAATGGAAGCTGCGGATATTAAATATTGGCGCGACACGATTGAGATGATGGTTGATGATCGCAAGGAACGTGTCGAAGAATGGCGTCGCCTGAAGAAGAAATTGGGCGTGGGCTATAAGATCGGCAACCTGTCGCCAAAAGAAACGATTTACATCGGGCGTTTCTATAAAATTATGCGTGAGTTGATAGCAACTATTGCATATCGGTATCCGTATATTTTTATGAAAGCCGAAGATGATCCTGCTGATCCAAATGCAGGTGATGCGCTCATTCAGAATCAGGAAGTGATGGAAGATTTGGTGAATGACGCCTTGACGTTGATGGTGGCAAAGCCGCGTGTTAAGCGATGTATTTTTGAAACCGCGTTTTGTTCCAGAGGGTTCATAAAACTGTCTGCGATGCCGCGCTTGGGGCGTTCAGCAATGCCCTACACGCCATCTGATCTTGTGCCGCCGGGATTCCCGTATATTTCGTTCATACCAACCGAACGAATGCTGGTCGATCCACTGGTTTGTCCTGAAGATTTCAGGACCAGCCGATTTGTCGTTGAAGAAATGCAGGTGGCACTGCCGATGCTCCTGAAAGACGAACGCTTTCAGAACTCATTTGCTCAGATCGAACGATTGATCAAGCAGAAGCAGGGCAAGTCACAGACGCAGGAAGTTGTGAAAGAATTATTTGCGGGTGACGAGAATAAAAAAGATGAAAAAGATCAGCGCGAAAAGACGTTGGAAAAAGCGTATCGTTTAGGGCTGTTCTCAACTGCGTATGAGGTCCACGACAGAGAGAACAGGATGCGTGCATTTTTCATTGACGGTATCGAAGAACCGATAGAGGAAATTCCCCATCCCATATTCGTCGATAGCGTGACGCCTGAACAGCCAATGACCGTTCCTGATCCATTTACAGGCTCACCCCTGCTGCAAAGAGGCGTAACCAGAAACGGCGTCGCTTCACAGAAAGAACCATTGATCGAAGGTGGTTTTCAGTACTTCTCCCTAGCCTTCGATGTGTATGATCAGTTCTTTGGCGACGGCATTATGACGTACGCAGAACAGACACAGGATGCAGTGGTAAAGTCAGCAACCCGGACAGCAGATTTGCTGGAACGCTTCAAGCGCATCGCTGTTGCAAACGCTGCCGAAGCAGATACGAACGAAAACTTTAAGCGCGACTTGCGTGATGCAGAAGATGGTGAAGTTTTGCTGATGGAAAACCCGGATTCAGTCAAAGGATTGGATTGGGGCAGTGTGCCACCAGATGTTTATCGTTTCGCTGAGTCGATGCTGTCTTTTGAAGAAGAAATTGTGCGCACAGCAGGGTCAGGAAATCCCGACAGTGCCACCGAAGCAGCCATTGATGCAAGCGATGCACAGTTGAACAGGGATTACAATCAAGACCCCGTAGAAGAACTCTGGACTTGGATCGCAAAAGGCACGATGAACATACTGGCAGACGAAAAACTAGGCTCAGGCATCAATTATGACACCCTGACGACGAAATTCGGGGCTGATCGTATCAAGATGGCGTTGGAGATGTGGAAAAATCAGGGTCGCGTGAACGTTTCCGTAGCGGCAGGGTCTATGAACGTGCTGTACGAGAAATTGCAAAAGGACCGCGCACTTTCGATGGTTAATTTCCTGCGTCAGTCGCCAAATACTGAACAACTTGAACTGGATCGCTACGTTATTCGTGCGCACGGTGATATTGCGCCTGAAAAACTGCTCCGTGACGATGCGAATACCGATGCTGCTGTTTCTGCTGAGTTGGAAAACCAGTGGATAATGTCGTTCCTTACCGATCCGGGTGTTCACGAAGGTCAAGACCACGCCACGCACATTCGATTGCAATCACCAGATGCCGTTTCGCAGTATCCGCAGTTCCAGCAGTTGCCGCCAGAGCATCAGCAGATGGTTATGCAACTGATGCAGCAACATCTGGATCAGCACAACCAGATGTTTGCACAGGCACAGGGCCGAAGCGCACCTGCAACCAATGGCACATCAGATGCGCAGCCTGACAGCCTGATCGGGCAGGTGCAAAGTTCAGCACAGGAAACGCAGGACATTTTAAGCCGTGAAGCAGAGGACATCACGCAGCGATAGGAGTAAAAATGACTCTCACACATTTGTCGGCTGAACTGGCGAACATTCGATGTAAGCTGGTTTACGCTGAGAAAAAGGATGATGTAAAAGAAGCAGTACTTGAACTGATCGACCTGATGCACAAACAGATCGGTGATGTGCAGAAAGAGCAGGTGGAAGATGATGGCTAAAAGCATAATTCCAACATCTAAATC